TCCGTAATTGTGTTTATAAACGCATCATTATCGAAGTGTCCTTTTAACGTATCCAGTAAATTATAATAGTTACCCATTTTTAAATTTTCTTTTTAATTCTCTATTTTCAATTTCAGTTCTTTGTCGCTCGTAAGTAAGGTAGGTAAGGCACTTCCGTATTCCCAATTTGGTAACTTCATCAAACTTTGTAACGTCTCCTTTAGCGAGTGCATAGATTGAATTATACCATCCCCACTGCTTATTGAACTGAGTCCGTTCTGAATAGTCGTGTTCAACTCCTTGTTCTTCTTCATCTCCACTTCCAAAGAGGTAAGCGAAGCTTGAACTAAGTCGTTTCCTAAATGATAAAAAAAAACCGAAGCAGCCATTGCAATATCCAAAGGAGCGTATTTCATTAACTCTGCAAATTCATCTGTTCCTGAATAAGGCATTATTTCGTAGGTGCCTTGTTTCGTCTTTTTGGTTATCGGCCTATAAAGAACTGCCATTGCTTTGTGGAATGTTTCAACCTTTCCGATATTGTGGTCTAAGTCTACGTACTCACCGAAGCTCATTTCTTCTAAGTTAGGAATAAACCCAAACTCCATTTCTTTTATTTTAAACCTTGTTTTGAATTCCGTCTTTTGCTGGAACAATTCGTTAAAATGATTAGCCAGTCCAACAACATCACTCCATTTTATTTTCAATACTTCTTGCATATTTAAACCGCAAAAAATTTCAATAGACTTTTGTGCTATTAACTCTTCATCGTTTGAACCCTCAACCAGTTTTATAAACTTTTGATAGTTCATTAATGGTATTTCATTAAGACTTGTAGGAATTACTATTTCCGTTTTCATATTTATATAACTTTATATTTGGTAATTGTAGTAAGCTAAGGCAATATCAAAGGCCTGCCCTAACATTTTTGTATGGATTCGTATTTTCATAGGGTCGTCAAACACTATTTTTATGCGAATACCTTTCTTTTCTTGGATATATTTCTCAACTATGCGCACCATTAACGGTAGGTCATCTGTCATTTGTGTAAATTAATGAATAAAATACTGTCCGTAATGAGGATTAACTCCCAACACTTCCATTTCGTGGTAACGGATTGCATCTATTGAGTGGTTATTGAAGTCGATAGGCTTATTAAGACGAACGCCAGTTTTGTCAGTGTCCCAAATGTAACCGCGTAATTCTTTGATTAGATTAACGCTGTTTGACGTTACTAAGTATTCTTGGCTTTGCATTATCTGAATACCAAAGTTTATTGAGTCTTTGCCTTTTGTAACGCCTTTAATCGTCTTTCCGTACCGTCTAATCTCTTCGATTGATTTAGGCTCGGAGCTATCAGCATATATCGGTACGTTATCAGGTAGTATTTTAGCTATGTCGCTGTTTATCATTCCAGTTCGATACACAAGTTCATTTAAGATTCTTTGTCCGTTCCATGTATAAACCTCAACTGCTGCGGTGGGGTCATTCGTGTATCCAAAGTCAAGTCCAATTCCTATCAATCTCGCATCACTTGGAATACTATCAATTTGTTTCCAGTTGCTGAATATAACGCCCTCAAGCATTCCTATTTCACCCAAGCCATATACACGCCACCAATTAGCCCAGTACGTGCTTGTAGAGGCTTTCTCGCGATTCTTTTCTATTTGGTCAATAATTGACTTGTCAAGAGCTTCATTGTCTTTGTAGGTTAAAATTATAAAGTCTGCGTCGGGTTCGTCTTTTAGTTCCGTATGCACCCAAAATTCATTAGCCGGGTTGAAGTCTAAATAAATAGCTTTCTTTGTACGTATTGCTAACTCGTTGTAACTTTCAAAGGTTACGTTGTTACATTCGTTTATGTATAGAACATCACGCCTTGCACCTCTTAATTTACTTGAATCGTCCGCACTAAAAAACTCAAAGCTACTTCCGTTTAAAAATTGATAGGTTAATAACGATTTGTTGAATTGGTTTTCATTCCACTTATTCATCCACTTCATTAGCTTAATAAAGTCCTTTAAAGCACCCCTACGTAAATGCGGTATTGATTCAGCAACTACGCTAACTTCAAGTCCATGTACTGCTGAAGCACGCGCTATTAAAACGGATAATATACCGTAAGTCTTGGCAGCCGACGTGCCACCCTGAATAATACGAACTCGCTTTTTGAGTTTAAGTATTTTATTCGTCGAAGTCGTCCGCAGAAACATCAGGGAAAATTGGTTGTTCTAAAATGGTTTGTTCTATCTGTTGTAATGGAGCACCGTAACCGCTATCCATTAAAGCTTTATAAGCCGCTACATCTCCTTCACGTGCTTTTTTGATTAAAGCCAAAGTCATTAAGTCCTCTTGACTCATTGTTTCCTCTTGATTAGTTAAAGGGTTTTTTAGCTTTTGATTAACTTCTAACCAATACTTTGCTATTGTGCTGCGGTTTTTCGCTCCTTTAGGTCTACCGTTAGGGTTTCCGCTTTCGCCTTTTTTAAATTCGTGTTTTTCTATATCTTTTGCACCCATTTTTCTGCTGTTTTTGTGCTGTAATTAGAGCGGTTGGGTCGGATTCGCACCGCCTACCTTTTCACTGGATTGTGAATTGTTCAACTTATGAACTTCAACCGCTTGTTTTGGATATGGTTTACTTAAAGACTTACACAAAGGTATTAAACTTTTGTCAAGTGGATATAAGTATTTATGTTTATTCGTGTTTTGAACTCTTTCAAACATATCATCATAACTGTCTATTATTTTAGCTGTTTTTAATTTTCCTGCAACTCTACTATGTATTATTTTGCCATTATTGTTTTTAAATAGTGGTCTTGTTGGTTTTATTTCGCCTTGATAATACCAATTCATAGCTTGATAAATTATACCTTTATGCGATTGTCCTGTATCTGCATAGCTTATTAATAACTTACATAATGGATTATCTTTTTTAAATAATTTTATCGCTAATGATACAGCTTTTGATGTTTGTCCTTGTTTGCCATTTAATGCAACTCTTATTAATTCACTTATTTCACCAATTTTACAATTATATGTTTTACCTGCATTTATGTTCCCCCTGTTAAAAATAACTACTCCGCACCATTCATTTTTTTCATTAAATATTGAATAACCAGTACTTGCATATGGAATTGCTTTTGAATAATGAAAGTTTAAACAAGCATATTTAATAGCTTTACCTGATGCCTTTTCTAATCTCATAATTCTCCTGCACTTACTGAATAAAATGCTCCGTTATATTTTCTATCTATTAATTCTTGAATATCGTTTTCAGCTTCTTGTAATTGTTCAACTGTTTTAAAAGTAATTTTCATTGAAGCAGGTTTATTTTTTTCTTCCCCTATTAGTTCGTCTAAACTTGGCTCGTTCATTATAATCGGTAAATCTAAACCCCAATCGTCTAACTTTTCAGCATCCCATTCATTAGCTAAACTATCCCAATCCCATTCACCAGTGTTTGCGTTTAATCGAATATTCAATTCGCGTTCATCTTCTTCGTTTAAATCTACTATTACGCATTCAACTTCTTTGTATCCGAGTTTTGTTAACTCACGTACTCTAAAATGACCTCCTACAATATATCCTGTTTGCTTATTGTAAATAATTGGTTCAACTACTCCAAACTTTTCAAGACTTGCTTTTAAATGCTTTTCTTGTTTTGCTGTACTTTGTCTTGGATTGTAGGGTGCTGGTTTTAATTCGGATAATTTTTTCTTTTCTATTATCATGAGTATTTATTTGTAATATTTAATTCACTTAATTTTCTATTGTATGCTTGTTTTGCTTCGTGTTTTTCTTCATAAAATCCTAAATGATACCACTTTTTGTTGTGTTGTAAATAAGCCCTCCATTTGTTTTCTTTTTTTGCCCAACATATTCCAACATCACGACCTTCCATTTTTCTTCTATGCGATTGATTTTCCATTGCAGTAACATATTCTAAATTATTTAATTCATTGTTTAAGATGTTTCCGTCTTTATGGTTAACCTGCATATCGCTTTTACCTAAAAATGCCTCAGCAATTAATCGATGTTTTCTAAAATATAAATTCTTTTTGTCATCACTTACTAAAGTTATTTTTAAATAACCATTTTTATCTTTTGCACCTTTAATTTCTCGTTTGCCTTTTTTATCCAGTGCGAATATTTTACCGCAATCAGTAAACGTATATTTGCTAAACCCTTTAATTTGTTTTTCCATAATACAAATATACATACTTTCCCCCAATATACCTAATTTATTCTTGGGTTCTTTGGGTTTGGTTTAACCTCACTTATTTTTACTAACTTCATTTAATTAGGGTTATAATAGTAATCTCTGTATTCGTCTTTTGTTACTGGATATATTTCCATTTGTTCTATTTCGTTGTCTAAAAATACACAGTAATTTATTTCTGTTACTTCCATTATTAATCTTAAAGCGTTCCAGTCTTTCTTATGTATGTTTGGATTTATAAACACTAAGTAATAATTACTTGTTAAGAATAAACTGCACAATTTACTCGTTCGTGTTTTTAGATAGGTTATCTTCATAACTTGTTGAACAAACTGCTAAACGTTGGTCCGTGTTTTCAAACTCACTTACCATTTTGTCATCAGTCATGCATCGTTGAATGAACTCCGACTTTGTTTCGTTAGTTGTTGGTTTAGGAATTGGCATCTTCGTATGTGTTATAAACTTGTTTTAATTGGTTTACTCTTTCTAAAATACACGATCCGCAGCTTGTTGGTTCGTTGCGTACTCCAAACACTCTTGAATGAATTGCAAGTATTGTTTTTTGTTCACTTGGTTTTATGGCTTCCGACTTTTTGTCAAACCATTCTTTTAACCAATCATACTCAGCTTGTTCCAGGCACTTCGCCTTTCTGTAAGGAAATAACTCGTTTAACTTTGCTTTGCGTTCATCGCACCCACAATCTTCTCCTAATAACCATTTAGCAACCTTTGCTACTCCAGTTGCTTCTAATACCTTTTCAACGGTATCTCCTAACCCTTTACTTTCAGCTGCTAATATTTCAGCTTTAGTTCGTCTTTTTCTTGCCATAATTTAAAAATAATAAAATTCAGTTTCGTGTTTTTCTTTGTTTTTATTTATAATATTTAATGCTTCCTCAAATGTATCATAATATAATTTAGAAGATAAAATATTATTATAAGGTATTGCACCATTTTCATCAATATGTCTCCATTCTTTTGTTATTCTTTGCCACCATTTAACATTTGCATAAACTAATTTTTGTGGTTGATATTGATTTAACCTTTTAGCTATTCTATATTTACACATAATTTATTTTATTTAGTTATATACCACCATTGTGGTTCTATTATTTTACCTATATATTCATCGTCTTTGATGTAATCCCCACACCAAAACACATCTAAAACTTTGTATTTTGCAACTTCATTATTTTCTACTTCAGTTACTTCACCTACATAATAACAGTCGCCATCTTCAACATCCCTTATAATATCACCTATTTTGAATTCCATGTTATTTTATTAATTCGTAATCTTCATTTTTGTAGTCCTCATAATGTTCGCCTACTTCTATTTTTAAACTATCCTTGCAGTATTTTAACGTTTGCCATACTGACTTAAAACTTATTCCAGTACATTTTTGTATTTGGCGTGTACTCATTCCAGTATCCCTGTAAAGTTCATACAATAATTTGTCGTACCAATGCCAACTGTTTACTGTTTCGTTTATTTTTACTTCTAATTGCTTTTGAGCGTTCGTCTTTTCGTATGAGCTACTTTCATCAACTAACTGAATTGCTTCTGTTATATCGACTTTCTGCAGCCTTTGTTTAGATTTCTCAAAGTCGTAATACATATTTCTTAAAACAATCCAAATAAACCCTTTATAAATAACTCCATTTCGGTAAAATCTTTCTTTGTTTTCGTGTTTTGCTAACTTTAAATACATTTCCTGAACGATATCTTCAGCTAAATAATACTCTCCAAACGAGCGCACAACTTTAATCCAGTGTTTATGGTCTGCGTAAAGGTCATTCAAAAAACGGTTAGTGTCCAATTAACGTAAGTATTAAAACAAATATTAATCCTACTGAAACACGAACCAAACTTTTCCTCATCTCCACCTCATTAAACAACCACTTTTTAAACCTAACACTCGGAATGTTCCAAACAAAAACAAGAACAGCCCTATCCAAAAAGAATAAGGCTATTATGAAAGGAAATAAAAGTATCGTTAAGTATTTCACCCGACTAAGTTATGCAATTTTCTTTTATAATTCATTAAACGACCTAAAGCTCTTGCGCAAGTGTCTAACCTATCGTTGTATTTATTTGCTAATTCGTTTAAATAACCTTTCTTTAACTGCATGATAAAATCTGAGTGCATTCTCATTCGTGTTTGCATTCCTAAAATCATGTCGTTAACCTCTTCAATACGCTCTTGAACTAATTCAGGGTCTAACTGTTCACCCGTTCCCGTGCAACTCATACACTCGTAGTCTACTATATCCTGTAAATAAGGAATTTCTGTACCGTTGTGTTCGATTGTTACAGTTCCCCATCCGTTACACTCTTGGCAATCTCTTGATAAATCTTTCATAATTCGTGTTTTTAATTGTTAATTGTTGAACAAATATAATAATACTTTTTAATATAACAACAAAAAGAATAAAAAAAAGCGGAATTTTTTACGTTCCGCCTTCCGACCGTGTTACCACAATCCAAAAATGATTCAGTAAGTGTTCTAATGGTAACTATCTGAATAC